CATTAACTCCTAAAGTAGAGAAGACCATTACGTCTTTTGTTGCTTTAGTTATAATGAGTTTATTTCCTCTTTCTGGTAGCATAGAAGTACACTCTAACTGAAGACTGTAGTTATTGCGAAACTTAACTTTCTTGTTAAAAGGACGATAGAGTTTAATCTTATCAACTTCTAAGTATCTGTAACAAGGATCTTTGTCTGAGTATAGATATCTAAGTTCACCATTAATCCACGCTTTTCTTACTTTACGCACATTAAACCTTTTCAGAGTCTCCAAAGTAATGTTAAACTGCTCCCAATAAACTAAATCTTTCTTATCATAAGGCATCACCTCTACTTTAATTGTAGTGGCTGACTCAGTATCGTCTGGATCATACTTGATAGTAGGTTTAGGAACATCTAGCACATGAAGATTAGACATTTGGTTGTAAATCTCTTGAGCTGTCAATTTCTCTCCACATCGTAGGTTAGCAATAGTAAAACAGTTGTATTGTTTACCTGCACTAAAGTCATTGAAAACTAGTTGCCCCATCTTTGTGTAGAAGAAATAACACTTTGGAAAATTGTCTTTCCGAAACGGATTTAAGTACGGATGCTTTAACTTAATGGGTTCCCCGAAGTAAAACTCCATAATTTGTTCCTCACTAAAAGCTTGTAAGAGTTTAGGAGTATCTATAACTGTTCTAAAATTGTCTAGGTTCATGTTTTTTATATAATAAACTAAAGGGGTACTATAAGCACCCCTTAGTTTACTAACTAATGGTACTTAGATTTAATTATCCAAACAAATCATCCTCAAAAGGACTTTCTGATTTGTCAGGGGTTGCACTAGGCACATCTCCGAATGGATCATCGTCTGTTGTCCAAGAATCATTACCAGTTTCTACAGTATTTGGTTCTGCATCTGCAATGTATTCTTTGAACTGAAGATTATCTCCATAGTGGTGTTTGTAACCATAGTTAGAATCAGTGATTTTGTTCTTTGTATAGTCGCTAATCTTAGCAGTCAAAGTTAAGAACAAACTGTTCCAAACATCTTGATACTGACCGTCTTTAACGCCCATAAGCACTCTAACACCTCCATCTTTCTTATTGAAGTAGTCAAAGAAATCACGCAATTCTTTCACATTACCTTTGATGACATTCTTAATATCATCTAACATAAGAGCAGAATTGTTGGTATCAATGTTACCATAAGAACGTAGTAAGGTATACAAATCTTCTTCTCCACGCAAAGCCTCACGTACGTTGTCTAACTTCAATTTATTGTAGTCAGCCAATTTGCTGTTACGTTCAGATAAATCTCCAAGACTATCTGCCCACGTTACTTTGCTATGGTTGTCAATATACTGTGTCTTTCCAGACTGGCTAACACGAGTTTGAGCACTGATAAATAACGCAAACTTACCCAAGAATGGAGTAGTAAGGCTTTCATGATTCTTGTAGAAGAAGTCAATACGTGTACTATCTTCTGTAAAATAGTTTGGTTCTTTTACTTTCTCTACATCTACCTCATAAAGAGCTGCAATTTGCTCACGAGTTGGATTAACTGCTACGATTTTGATTGGTGCAATACCTGTAAACAACTTCTTGTTGCTTGTACCGCTTGTTCTGGTTTCTAAATTGTCTAAATTCATAATTTTGCTTTTAATTTTTTACTTTTGTTAGTTTAAGAATAATACTCATCAATGTGCTCACACACTTGTTTTAAGTCATTAGGAATACGGGTTTCAGGAAACATTCCATCAGGTGATTTAGCTGGATACTTCTTCCATCTGTTAGTTACAAATTCATAAGTTGCGTTACCCTGATTATCTTCTGACACATGGGTATACAAAGCAACTGTGAATAGACCTTCTAACACAATCTGATTATCCAACAACTTCCCAGCTGTTTTCATTTTGTAAGAAACGATTGATCCATCGTCCATAATTTCCTCGGGATGGGAAAAGTAGAAAATTTTCAAGTCGTCTCTTAGTTTGCGGGCCTCCGTTAATAACGTGACCATGTCCTTAGCCATTACCGAAAATTTGGTAAAGCCTGTTTCTGTGGCTTTTCTGACCATGTTAAATCCCATGATGTAATTAGAGTCTTCTAAAATTACATTCTTGATGTGTGGAGCTTTCTCATTAATACTTTGAAGATACTTAACAACTTGCAGGGCTTCATCTATTTCTGCATAGTTCTTGTTTTCTAAATTGTACATTTTGTTAGAGCCTTTGAATGGAAGTTCTTTACGAGCTACATTGATAATGTAAGTTTCTTTTGGATCTAGATTTTTAACTGATGTTGATTTCCCACTACCTGTGGGTCCTACGACTGCGATTAATTTGCTTGACATTTTTTTTAGTTTTTAGTTTTCTTTGGTTTATGTTCTTTTATATTTTCCAAGTCAGCGTCTTCTTTCAATGCCCAGCCATAAAACAATGTGAACTCTTTTACTAATGTCATCAGTTCGGTTGTGGTAAATGGTTCATTTGGTCGATAGGTAGATATCTCAGTTAGAGCGTCGTTATTGGTCACTAAATATTTATAAAGCCAATCTTGGAATTTCTTCTCTTCCTCAACTGACCACTCATATGCTTCATGCCATTCGTCTTGTAATATATCTATTTTAGTTATGTCTGTACCTACTTGGTTAGCCATTTCACTAAAAATGATGTTTAAATGATGTCCTAATTTAATTTTCTTTAACATGTTTACTTTTTCTCTCTAAATTGTTCGTAATAGGCTCCAGTACTCATCGTTTCAGCACGAGGAAGTTCCTGAAAAAACCCACTTGCTCCTTCAAAATGTAACCCTAAACTAGCATTTTCTAGTCCATAGTGTCTGTCTTTAAGGAATTTAAGACAACGATAGTTTCTTCCCAAGATAGATATGTCATATCCATTGTGAGTTTCTATATCGTAACGTGATGGATTGAACAGTCCCAGCACAATCTCGTAATCTTGGTGTACGCCTTTGTTAATGTGTAACTCTTCTAAAGAAGGTTCTATCTTCTCTTCAATAAGATGTCCTTTGTTTGTGTATACAGCTTTCTCCGATGAAGGAGTTTGCTGATGTACAACAACATTGACCATCTTAAATCTTTTGGAAAAGACATCCAACATATAGTCTTTAACCATTAAATCAAAAGTTTGATAAGGAGTGTACTTCATCTTACTATCAGGTATAGTTTCATTGTAGAGCAAACTAATATGGTCTACTATACAAAATACCCACAGATTGTCTGATTTATAGTTATACCCAGTAAGTATTTTTCTACCGTCAGGCATTTCTTTATACACATACTCTCCTATCTCAGGGTTCTCAAAGTATGATTTTACATACTTAAGAATTCCCGTAGGATTCCTGATGTAATCTATACACTCTACTGTATCTTGTAAGACATTAATGTACCTTTCCGCTTCTTTGATTTTACTCATCAAATCAGAACTTACATTAAAGTTACCTATTGATTTTAGTTGTGCTATACTTATGTTCAACTTATGTTGTTGGTATAGATAGCTTGAAATAAATGACAACCAAAAATCTGTTTGGCTTTCTTCTAATGCAAAATAAAATATCTTGACTTTGATATTGGTCTTATGTGTTTTTCGCAACACATTGTGTACTGTCAAGTATTTTACAAACTTTGTTTTACCTACACCTGATGATGCGGTAATGGCTGTTAATGAGCCTTTAGTAAATCCCCCGTAGTGCTGTGATAGCCTGTCAAAAGGACCTAAGATAGAAGTAATTCCTCCCTCTTCTTTGATTCTTTTGTTGGTCTCTATTACATTTACTAATTGTTGAAAATTAACTAACTGGTGTGACATAACTTTTCATAGGGGTTGCTTGTTCAAGAGGGAAAAGAAAAAATTAAAGTATTGTGTGGCTAGTATATCGTTTATTGTTACCATTTCTAACCTCATCACACCACTTTGCCAAATTACTTATCTGAACTCCATTATGTAGTTTGTTAATAAAGTAGTGAGCTTCTTGTACAAAAGCCATACTGTTAGTTCTTTTAAGATTGTCTAGATATAAGTCTACACCTGCTAAAATCTCTTCTTTGGTATAGTCGTATTCTGCTAGAAATAGATGCATCTTTTTAACGATTGCTTTCATGTTTCCACCTTTTCCTGCTATTCCAATATTTTTAGCACTAAACTTATTAGTAAACTCTTCTACCCAATCAAGCAATCCAACTACTACTGATGAAGTTACTTCTCTGGCTTT